TACTTTCCATTGTTATAATGCCTTACGCTTACCGTGAAGGCTCCCGCATTATTAACTATTATGTTTGGTGTGGTATAAACCGTTACATTGCTTCCGATGGTAACCTCGAAACTTCCCTCAACCAAAAATGGGTAGGTATCGGTGTAGGTATCCGCGTTTTGGTAACCCGCTCCATCTAAATTAGCTTTAGTTACTGCGAATATATCAATATTTACATTTGCCCCGCTTCTCGTGGCTACTATAGCCTGCGGTGTAATTGGTATATTTGCCTTATTGGTCAAATTTACTTGTATAGCCGTTACTTGTGATAAATCTAAAACAGAGTTCATAACTATTGGGGCCACTTTCAAATAAAAGGTATTTACATTATACGGGACACTTAAAATGTTGTCTCCGATATTATTAATCCACGCTTGGGCTCCACTACTGTGGTCTGCTTTGGTGGTCCATAAAAGCCCCCTTATTATACCTGTAATGCTATAATCTGCGGTCCCATAGGGGTTAAGGTTTTGAAAGGCCATTATCTCATCGTCCACTACTAAAACCCTTTTCTGAGTAAACAACCCCGTGCTATCTGTGCTCGCATATGTATAAAACTCTTTATAAGGTGTAAACAATAACCCATTGGAGTCTATATCATAGGTATTGGAGCTATAAGGCCCGTCTAAAACTCCAGCCGTAGCCCAAGAACTACAAGTGGTTAGCAACTCATAATTAGAACCGTCAGTGCTTCCATAGACGGCAAAACCCGTCTCGTAGCCCATTTCTTTATTAGCTAAAATTAAAACCGCTGGGTTAGATACTCCACTTATATAGTCTAACTCTACAATCTTAATATGGGTTAAAGGGGTGGCTGTAAAAGTGGGTTGCACCCATTGTGTCCCGCCTACATTTAAGAAGTTGGTATCCATTTTTGCTTCGGTCTGCTCCAAAAGTTGCATTGTTATTTCATTACTATCAATCGCTGGCTCGCTAATCGAAAGAATTCTAAAATTACCATTTAAACCAATATCAGAATTTATTACCGTTAAAACATCGCCTATAGAATACATCGCATATTTTATCGGTAATTTTAAATTTAAAGTCATTCTCGGATAGCTTCCCTGCTTCATAAACTCAGACAATCTCGCCATCGCTGTCGTTTGGTCTATAAAAGCCGTTAAATCTATCTCTTGACGCACCTTCATTCCCGCTAACAATTGGGTTGCTGGGTTCTCAAGAATTAGCGTTCTCGTTACTCCATTATCTACGTAATTGCCAACAAATTGGTTGTAGATTGTGTTCCAACTGGGCTTTGCTAAAGAGAAACTTATCCAATCGTCTTGTATGGTCCCTACAGGGGTATCGTCAGGTCTAAATATCTTTATTACAATCTTGCCATTAGAATCATAATCTAAATAGCTATCGACAAACTCTAAAATCTTATTGGCACCCTCTTTGGCTTGTGTAGAGGAAGAAATAACATAATTAATGCCCCAACCCTTGCTATAGTAATAATCTGAGGCCTGATTAAAATTATCATAATTCACATCGTTTGGGTTCAGTCCTGCTATATTCACAAGCAAATCATATACCGCCCCCGCTGGGTTAGAGCCATTAGACATATTTTCATTTCTCAAACCCGTAGACAAAACCTTTTGGATTTTAAAATTTATGGTAGGAACGTATGTTTTATTTTCGCCACAATATAACCTCTTAAAAAATATGTGTGCCACTCCAGGTATAGATGAGGCATAGGTTAGTTGCGAAGCGTCAGCCGTTGTTGGGTAAACTCCATTAGTTCCATCATTAAACTTCTGGTAAAGGCTCGAGACACCTTTAGTGGTGTCTGAATCTTCATACATAGTTATTAGATTAATCTTGCCTTGTGCTATGCCCTGCCAGACGTCCATATAATACTTGTAGCCCGTTACTACATCACCGCCCCCGCCACCTTTACCGCCCGCCTTTTGCTTCTCTTCGACGGTGTAAAGGTTGCCATAAAAGATAATATTTCCAGGGATATTTACTATTCCATAGGTCAGAGGCACGGGTTGCCCCTCATTTGTTTGGGTTACCTGAAAATCGGCAAAACTTGCGGGCTTCATATTCATTGTTGGCTTAGGGGTAAAAATAGAAGAAATTAGGGTTAGCCCAACCATTACTAAACCCAATATTAAACTTCCAGATAAAGCCCAAGTTAGCCCGCCCGTTATAAAGGCACCCAAGATAACCGCGAAGCCCATTACAACTCCACCAATCGAAGCACTTTCTTAAGGTGCTTCTTCCAATGGTAATTTAATTCAGACACTATTACGCCCCTTTCTGGTGCACTGTGGATAAATTCGTTATTATCTAAATAAACACCTACGTGATTCATTAAATTTTTAGGTGAGTGGTAAGCAAAAAGCAAATAATCGCCCCTATATAAATTGTCAGGCTCAAGCTCAATAAAATCTAAACCACTCTTTAAAAACCTCTTATTATACATTATATAGTCGTAAATAATCTCTTTATCAAGGTGTATATACCACTCAGGAGAATATATATCAAATTTGTATCCGTCTAAAATACCTGCTTGGGTTAGTGCATTCCCAACAAATTGGTTACAATCGGTCCCGCGCCCTTTTGCACCCCAAAGGTGTCGATAAGGCGTTCCAACCCAACTAAGAAGCTCGCTTTTAAACTTTGCCCATTCTTCGTCATTATTAAAAAAATATTTCATTTGAAGCCCCACATTACGGGGTTTTTGGTAGGTATATACGGAAACCCCTTAAATCTCGCAAGGTTATTAAATTTATTCTTACAGGTCGCGGGTGTTTTATCACAGCCCGCATACACAATAACTTGCTGGCCGTCAATATTATCATCGAAAGGCATATGGAGGAAACATTGGCTATTTGGTTGGTCGTGTTTAGTTATCATTCTATATTTACCATTATACTCCACGTAGCCGTAGGTATACCAATCTGCAGGCTTGCTACCAAATATAGACGCTTTTATCACCGAACCACTCGCCGAAACCGTCGTTACATCTCTAAAATTAATATTTAACACTCCGCAATAACCATCATACAGGGTTGCATTACAATAGGCCGAATATACTATCTGAGGCACTAAAGTTTGGTTAAGCATTAAAATATCTTCTGCCTTAAAAGTTATAGTCCTTCCCTCAACGCCTACAGCCTCGCCCTCGCCTACAAAAAGAGTTTTTATACTCTGGGTAGATAAAAATAACCGCCTTAAAACTAATCTAATACGTGGCACATTTACAACCAAAAAATCTAAAGAGCTCGACTCTTTAGTCGCGAAAGTTATGGTAACCTCTCTTTTATTACCTTTCTCTGCCGTAAATTCGCTTCTTTGCATTACCGTTGCTATATAGGGGGTGCTATTATAGGTAATATTCTTGGGATAATTGGTTACGTTTATTACATACTGCGGGAAATAAAAATCATAAAGCTCAGCAAAAGTAGGTAATTGAGTTTGCACAATATCATTATTATACGCCATTAGACCTCCGAATATTCGTAAGGGACTTCTTGGTAGACTAAATTTACTTGGCCTATCATATCTTCGCCATCTGCTTTTTGTATCTTTACAATAAAATCACTTGCGTGCCTTGCCAATATTAGCCTGCCAAAGAAACTTATATCAGTTATATTTAAAGCCATTGGCATTGCCGTGTCAAGCATTAATCTTTCGTAGCCCGTCGTCTCCACTTCATAAGAAGTTATTTTTCTAACAATTAAGTCGCCCGCTTTTGTTGTTATAAATATTCTTAAATTGGGGTCATTTTTAGCCGTTAATTGTGAAAAATTAACCATTAAATAGGGGTCGTTTAAATTCGCATTCACAGCTAAAGAAAACTCTTGGCTCCAACAGGCAAGCCAAAACCTCGACAACTGCCCATTGGTAAACTTATAAAAAGAATTTAAAGTTTGAAAATCCGTCCTTGTTTTAAAGGTATAAGAAGCCGTTATTTTTCTTAGAGATACAGGGGTATATGGATAACCAATCGTTCTCGACCCTGCAAAAGAAACAAAATCGCCATTGTCTAAATACTCCACTTTATAATTATCTAAATCAGGCTGAGGGTAAACAAATATAGTGCTTAAGGTATTTAATCCCGTTATAGATTGCATTAGATAAACACCTCTTTAGCCTCAAAATCTATCATTGCAAACTTGCCCGCTTTTCCGTCTTGGGTTATATTATTTATTACTCCATAAAAGGCTGGGTAAATCTCTATATCATTTGCTGGTAAATTACTCGTGGCTGGATATTGCAAAGCTATTGCTTTATTGGTTGTGTCTACCGAAGCCACTTCCAAACAATAGGCAACTTGGGTGCTTTTTTGGTAAACTACTATCAAAGGACAAGTGGTAATTTCGGTATATTTGGATATATCTTCGTTTACTACTATTGACGATAGCCCGTTTAAATTACTCGCTACAGGGGTTATTTTTTCAAATGGTATCGAAACCGCAAACAACTTGCCCCCGTGTTGGTCTAAATTCGTTCTTGCCGTGCCATAAGACATATTATCAACAAATGCTTTTGCTTTATAACCCCTTAGTGGTGTATCAACTAAATTTCGCCTTTGCTCTTTAAGAAACATATTTACGGCATTAACCAAAGCATAAGATAGGGTAAATTCAAAGCTATCAGGGATAATATGCACCAAAGGTAAAGTGGCTATTCTTAAGCCCGTTATAAATAAGTTATAATTCCCGCCAATATCAAACAAAAAGCCAAAACTACCATTTATTACAGGTTGCCCATTTATCGCTTGAATTTTTATTACTGTGCTTTTTTGAACTAATGGGTTGTATGCTCCAATCAAACTAACAGAGAAACTTATTCCATCAAGGGCATTGTTTTGTATTTGGGGTAAATTAACCTTTTGGGTGTAAGCATTCCAAATATAAAAATTATAATATTGGTCTGTAGACACTAATCCCGCACTTATATTAGTTAAAGACAACCAAATCTGGTTATAAAAAATATCATACATTTCAGAAGCTTTTAGCCCGCTTCTTTTTGCTCCACCGAATACTAAATCTTTATAAGTAAAATGGGTTAAAAGGATAGGCTCTTTATCCTTTAATAAATCTATTGCTATGTTGGCCGTCGTAGGAAAGTAATTTAAATCTCTTTCGAGCCATTCTGGTGCTGGTATAAGAAAACTTTCAAAAATAGGGAAAATATATGCCATTAATTACCCGTTTCGATAGCTACGCCATAAGGGGACTGGTAGTCGCCCATTTCAATAATTGTAAACTTTCTCTGCCCATAATAAGTCGTGTCGCCTGGTAGAAAGTAGGGATAACCTGCCGTCGCATAATAGGGCAACTCACCTATTGGGTGAAAATAATTATATCCACTAACAGAATAGGACAAAGATATTATCGGCTTAATTATTGGTGCTTTATTTGTGTAGGAGCTCATTTTAACCGCCGTATTATAAGAAAAACCTCTACTTTGGACATAATTGTTGCTATAATTACGCCATAAAGCCACTGTTGAACTAACGCTTCCGTTAATTCTTCCGCTTCCCATATAATACATATCATTAGAAGAATAGCAAACATATGAAGAATATGGGGCGGTAAATGCTCCGCTCCAAGCACAAAAAATAGGCGAGGTGCTTCCACTAATAAGGCTTTTTACCGTTATAACAATATTGCCTTCTGTTTCTCCGCTTTTGTAGCTCTCTATACTTCCCATATAGATTGGGACTATCCATCTACCGCTTAATATGCCGTTGATTATATTAAAATTGCCATCAAGAAAAACCAAAACACCGCTTTGGTTAGCAAAAACCCATTGGGTAATTAAGGGAAATTGTGCTGGGTTATTCCACCCTTGCCCCGAATTGCAATAATAACCACTTGAAAAAACACCTGGTTGGGCATTATACGCTAAGCTTCCATTAAATCCTAAATTGCCATATACAAACAAAGAATAATAGTTGCCATACGAGTGAGAACAATAAATATACTTCATCGAATAATACAAATTTTGGCTTCCGTTGCCCGTAGAGTGTATATAGAGCTCTAAGTTTGTGCTATCAAATTTATCTATTGTCCAACCATTTAAAACAACGCTATTGGCTATATTCTGCAAAACCGCCAAAGGCGTTGCTATATTGGTAAATTGGTATTTATTAAATACTGCCATTAAGCCTCCT